TTCATGTCATAGAGCATGAACTATTTATTTCTCCCACTCATCTAAAATGTCTGTCAATTTTGACATGAACTGTTTAAAATTTAAAAGTGTTCCAGAACGATAGTCGCGTCTTGCTTTTGCTACACCACCCTCAAATGATTCTTCCAATGGATCAAAACCTCTGCCTTTAACAACAGCAGACCATGGAGCATACAAAGGACCCTGATAGTTCTTTGACTCATTAGTGGGTTTAGTAACCATACCTTTCTTCCCATCAGGAATATTAGGCATGACTTCTACATTTCCACTCTTCTTATCTTTCTTTGATTTTTTATTGCAGCAACTTTTCTTACAGTCTTCAGGGCAACTACCACCACAATCTTCGCGAAGTTTTTTAAATGATTTCATTTCTTTTTCTTCATCGCAAGAATTTTACCAATTTTTTTACGGCGAGCATGTAAATACTTATCGGACTTATCTACATCACCATCATTGTCGATGTCAGCATCTGCCTTACCTACAGGATCAAGTTTCTTTTCGGTAAGTTCATCACCTTCATACTCAACACCTGCTTTTACACAGTTGTTAACTTCTTTACCACCTTTTTTCTTGGTGCCTTGCTTCTTATATCCTTTCCAACAGGAGCTGTTGCCGTTGTCATCAACGCCATCCATCTTCACTTTTTCTAGGACATAAATTTCACCGTCAATCTCATACTCTTCGCGTTCTAGAACTTCTGCTTCCTCATTATTAGGAGAAGCTTCTTGTCCTACATATGCACCTTTCTTAGTTGCACCTTTTTTGCGCTTAGTAGTATCTTCAATTTCTGCACCATTTGATTGAGGTGACATACCATCAAATGGCGCTTCGCTAATTGTATTAGGAGTTTGGAAGCAGTTTCCATCCATCCACTGATCGTAAGATTCCATTAACGAAGACGAGAAATCGTCATGATTCTGAACTGTATTAACTGGCTTCTGATACTTCATCGTTTAATAGGGAGGTTCTTCTCGTATTATTTATAGATCTAATGTTCTTAATCCACTCACGAAACATCTCACCTTCTTCTGATATTACGATGGCATAATTACCACCAACTCTATGAATATGTCCCTTGTCTCCTGTGCGAGCAGACATAACTGCATCACCTTCTTTAAATACTTCCTGCTGTCTTTGTTGTTGACGCAGTGCTTCTTCTCTAAGTTTTTTGAAATCTTTCATTTAAAATTAGCAGGTAGATTTGCCACAAGCTCTTCCATAAGAGCACGACAATCACGATCATTTAATGCTGAAGGAATACCAGAACGAAATGTCTTAAAGTCGCCAGCAGCTGCTGCTCTTCTCATCTTCGTTCCAGAAATGGCAAAGGTATCTCCATCAGCGTCTCTGCTTCCAGAAGATTGAATATCAATTTTACGGAACGAGAAATCTTTACCATTGTATTTATGAAGGAACTGCATGGCAGAAACTCTGTCAGAACCTACAAGAAATACAACTTCATTATACCCTGCCAACATAAGATCTTGCAAGATAGCAACGGGATCTCTAGGTCCAGAAAAGATTTTTCCTTTATGTTCTGGAAACATCTTATCCATGTAAAATTTTTTACGATCTGGTGGCAATGGATTGCTACCTTTCTTATCTACAGTTTGTGAAATATAAATGCGATAGTCATGAGAACCTGCTGCTCTTTTTACACCAGCAAAGTTTTCTTTATGACCTGTAGTAGGTGGTTGAAACCTACCAAATGTAAAGTAGCAAGTATTACAATTTAACGCCATTGTTTTTGAAGAGTGAAGTTGTTGTATGCGAACTCCATACGGTTAACAAACTTGATCATACTGCCGTCCTTATGTAGAACATATCCTTCAGGAGTTGTGACCTTATATCCTTTCTCTGTTTGGACAAAAGTCCTGAACTCTTCTAGGTGGTCAAGTTTATCTATAACTAATTGCTTGACTGTTTGCAATTCCTTGTATAGTGATAGCATTGATTTAAACTTATCTGAATTTTTTTCAACATATAGTTGACTGCCATACACAAGTTCTCTTTTTTTAGTCAGGTTCGCGACTGTCTTAATTTTTGCAAGTTCTTTCTCCATCTTATCGCCATAAAAATTCAACATGTTATACATGGCATCATTTACATTTCCGATAGCACGAGCATTCTTGATTTCGTTATTAAAGAACTGCTTTAAATATGAAGCAATATGAAATTTCTTATCTCCAGTAGTACCAGTTTCATCTACAAGTTCATTTAAAAATGGACCACATGCTCGACACATGGTTTCAATTTTTGATACATGATCATCAAATTTTTTCATCTCTGCATTAGAAAAACCAACAAGATTCATTGGTGTATCATTTTTTATGACCAATGCATCAGTAGATCCATTAACATCAGCTCCAGCAAGTGCTTGCATAGATTGGAAGTCATTGCCTTTGTAGTGCGTATGAAATACTACGCCAATTTTTGCTCTACCTGCTGCTTGTCCTATAGGATGATCAGTAGGAATACCATAGGTAATAGTGTTTGGTCTAAAGGTATAAAGTCTCTCTCCTTTAATAGTTTCAGTTTTTAATGTTGAGTCAGTAAACATTAAATCTCCTTGTACTATTCCCTTTATACCTAATGCAGAAAAATACTTCAAAGAAAATTTCATTTTTTCTGCTAGATCTCCTTCATAATACATGTCAACATCAACATCGGTATAGCAGACCTTTGGTGATTTTGCAAACACTGATTTAGTTCCAACAAAAAACATCCCACTATTAGGATCAATGCCACAAATGATAGATGGAGCACCATCCCATTTAGTCTGCATAAAACCACCACTCTCTTGCTGACCCAACATCTTGCGGAGTTCTTTTAAAAACGATACTGCTGCCTTACATCCATCAACGCCGTAGTTCAGCATCTCATCTTCCAAGTGCTCTAGGTGCTTGAGCTGTTTAATATTTGACATTAGTCGTTAAATACCGTCATAATACTTTCACCCTTCATCTTATATCCAGACTGTAACTTATCTGGATACACACGATCTGGGTCTGCTGCAGATCCTTTATCAGAAGTGTTTCTAATATTAAATGACATATCCAAGAGAGGTGTTTTTAAATTAATATTTACTCTCTTCGCACCACCAGTTTCTCCACCATATGATATCGATACATTACTAGCATTAGATGCTTGATTTAAAAATGACTCATCAATTTCTAAATGTTTTATCTTACCTTTATTTAAATGAACATAGTGAAATCCATACCCTATTGATCCCTTAATGAGTTCTTTTAACAATCCCTTATCATATTTTGGAGAAGAATCAACTACTTTAAATGATCTATTGCCTGCTTGATACTCATTAAAAGTTTTGCATAGTAATTCCTCTTTCAATCCAAAAGTTTTCATCAAAGCTTTTCCAGCAACAGTTTCAATTTTAGATGCCTTTACTTGTTCAACTGGGAAAACCTCTTTTTTTAATCCAAGATTAGATAGAGTAGTAGTTCCACTCATCTTCAGTGAAAGATAATACTTATGCAATGGTTTTCCTTTGCACTTAGATTCTAATGTTAAGTCAGTAACTGTCGCACCAATATCATATCCTGTTGATGGAGATGCTGTTCCAATTTGCCAATGCCCACTGACGATCCTCATGGGTCTAGGTTTATTTTCTGCACCTTCTGCGATTACTCTGACCGCAATACAATCTTCAAGGTGATAATGTTTTACTAAACCGTAAATAAAATCTTTGTATTTATTATTTGCTAAGTCGTCTGGATTTTCAATCCAGTCATTGATACTTTTTTCTAAATGTTCTTCAAATAAATTTCCTCTATTTCCTGTTCCTCTATTACCCCTACTACCATCGCCAAAATCAAACTTCAGGCTATTAAGTTTTAGTTTCCTTTTTAGTTCTGCTTTAGTAAATTCTGTTTGTAATGCTCTAGCAATCTTTACTGCTTTTTTATTAGACGAACTAAATGCAAGAGGATTTTCCATACCATATGTATTGACAAGGTAATTCCACAAGCGAAGAGCTTCTGCTGCTTCAGCATTATCCATGTGCTTCACAGAAGCACCCGCATCAGAGAAAGTAGATGGTATGAGATTGTATGCCATAAAAAAACTCCCGTCTAACTATTTAGATGGGAGATTCTCGATATAGTCTTTTTCATTTTGATAGGGGTGCGTTTGTCCTGTCCACAGTCTATACCCTTCCTTGACTTCTGGCAAGAGCCACTGGTCCACTCGAACACACTGCTCCCAGTTGACAGGGTGAGCACAACTCACAACTACAACAGAAAAGAATGCTCGTAGGTGGATCCAGAGACTAAACATAATGAGTTATGATTCTTCTTTAACTTCCCATGACCCGCCAACACCACCTTCCATATTGACAACAATATCTTGTGTCTTTGAATGATGAGGTTCGTGTGGTCTATCCATGGGTTGAGACTTAGTGTCATCATTCCTGGATAGATTTTTAAGGACGATGAATGCATCCTTATTATATTTGCGATTCCCATATTGGGATGCCCACTTTTTGTTGTAATCTTCACCTTGGTAGATACCAGATACCTGTGTACCACCAATCTCAATTACGATATTGTCATCTCTGACATTCCAACCAAGGGTTGCAATCGTATTCCAAAGTTCATCTTGTGTAAGATTCATCGGTCACCTGCAGCACGAACTTCTGAGTTGCGAATATTAAACTCGCCACCAGGATAACGCTTCTTCAGTTTGTTAACATTGGTTTCAATCACCTCATCGAAGGATATATCAAGTGCCATTGTAGCTTGAGCAACATACCACATAACATCACCCAACTCAATGATAAGATGCTCACGATTATCTTCGTTCCACGGTTTTCCTTGGAAGACCATTTTTTTAATGATCTCAAGGAACTCACCACCCTCAGCATTAATTCCAA